TTATCTTGTCAAAATATTCTTCAACAGCTTCAGCTCTATTTTTATCTACACCAAGATCCATTAAGGTTGCGCCTAATGTTGCTGCACCTTCAAATATTTTAAAAAAACCAGAACCAAGTCCGGCTAGTATAGATTGTGTTACACCTATATCTTGTTTAGTTTCAGATGTTTTTTGTGAAGGGATGTAAACCATATGTTACTCCTTAAGGTATTCTTTTTTTGCCTATAGCGCCATCTATTATTACGATTTGAAAAAATTCACCAGAATCTTCATCTAAAAAATATTCACCAACATTTTCTTTAACAAACAATTCTTCAGTATTATCTTTGCTTGAAATAGGGTTTAAAAAATTTTGTCCTATTTCTTTTGATTGATTATTTAACCATGTTTGAGCTGCTGTTTTATTTTTTTTAGTTGTGCTGGTTTGTTTATTTAATGTTTTAAGTTCTTCGTAAGTTAAAGCTTTTTTAGCTGCACTTTCTACACCCATTTTATAATCAATACCTGCTTGGTTAACTTTTAAAGCTTTCATTAAATCATTGTAAGATTTTTCACCTGTTAAATATGCTTGAATAGCTGCATTAGATGCAGCGTCTGAAACTTTAGCTTTTCTGCTAGGACGTTTACTCTCTTCTTCAAAAAATTCTGAAAAAGCTGATTTAGTAGTAGCACCTTCTTTAAGTGCTTTACCAGCAAAACTTAATCCCATAGTAGATAAGTCATCTATCATAGCAGACTTACCACCACCCATTACTTCTTCAAATAATTTTTTGTTTTCTAAAATTTGTTCTTTAGCAGATCTAGTATCTTTTTCAATTTCACCATTTGTTGAATTATTCAATAAATCATTAATATCTTCTTTTCTTTTTTTTCTTTCAAGTGCAGTTCTCATTACTGCATCTAATGCTCTTTCACCTTTTTCAAGATTAGCAGCTTCTCCATAATCCTCAAAATCATCTATGTTTTCTTCTGCTGCAGCTATGGCTGCTAATTTTTCTCTGTCTCCTGTTCTACCCATAAATTTAGGATAAGTTCCAGTTTCAGGATCTAAAAAGAAGTTATCCGCAAAAGAAATTGGTTTTCCTTGTTCATTGGCTTTTATAAATCCTTCGCTGTATGCTTCCATTTCACCTTCCATTGCAGTTTCATCAAATACACTTGGATCTGTACTTTTCATGTATTTTAATCCTTCATCTGTCTTAGCTCTGTTTAAATAAGCTAAAGCAGCTGGTGCTCCAGCCACAAGAGAAGCATAAAATGTAGGTAAATTAAATCCTAAACCTCTCATAATACTACCACCTGTTACAGCTCGACCACTATCATAAGCTGCTTGAGGTACTTTGTTAACAAATCCTCCAAACTGTTCTCCAGCATAACCTCCAGGACCATCTACTAATCCTCTTTTGTCAGGCATTCCGCCATCCGCTAGACCCGATGCAATACCAGTTCCATAGCTGGAAACTTTACCACCGCCTCTGAACATTGGTCTTCTATAAATTTTACTCATTAACCAAAGATTCCCATCTTGCCAAGTACTCCACCTGCTCCAGCTGCGCCTCCTAAAAAGCTAGCCATAGGACTTGCTGGTGCTGCACTTGATTGATAACCAACGTTAGTAGAAGCAAAAGCTCCTGGTTGTATCTGTGCTAGTTGTTGACCTATTAGACCTAATCTTGTGTATGGTTCGTACTCAGCTTCTCTTGCTGCAAGTGTACCTGCATCTAATTTAGCTTGTTCGAAACCTTGATAACCTTGACCAAGTTGTGCTTGGTAAGTTCCTAAACCTTGTTGAGCTTGTAAGTCTCCTGCTCTTGCTTGTTGTGCTTGACCAAAACCTTGGTTTAATAATTGAGCTTGAAGGTTTGCTCTATTCATTTGATTGCCTCTTTGCATTTCTGCAAGTTGAACACCCTCTCTACCACCACCATAAGCTCCTGCTTGGATGGCTGAATCTCTTACACCTTGATTTTGTATTGCAGCATTTCTATCAAACTCAGATAATGATGCATCTATAACTTGTTGTTGATAAGGTGACATGTAAGAAGCAATTGAACCAGCCCCGGTCCCTGCTCCTGTGCCCGTTAAACTTCCTAAACCTAAAGCTTGATTTTGTGCTGTTTGTTGTAATGTATTTTGTCCGGCTACCTTTGGTGCGTATGATGCTGTGTTAATGGTTTGACCCATTAATGGTGGTAATTTTTTAGTAAACGCCGTTAAGGCTGCTTCTAATACCGGTGCCGGTAGTACCTGTGTTTGTTCTATTGCCATTATGCTCGTGCCTCTAAGTTATTCATTAAATCATACATTCGTTTTGCTCCTTGGTTAACACTTCCACCACCTGCTGCTCTTACTGCATCTGCAGTCATTACAAATTCATTTTTACTTACTCTTGCTGGTACATCATCGGCTCTTTCTTTAGAACCCATAGGAATAAAACCACCTTGTCTGTAATCCATTTCCATACCTCTAGGTAACACACTTCCACCCATATTGTAACCATTCATTATACCACCCATAGATTGATTTTCATCCATTAATCCTCTTGCTCCTGAATTTTTTAACGCTTCTGTTATACCACCAAATTCATATTCTGATCTTCCCATCAATCCACCATAAGCTGCTTCTTCAGTAGGTGGTTCGTAGTACTCGCCTAGATCATTCATATCTAAAGTTTCTTTTACTTCTGCTTCAGGTATACCTGCTTGTCTCATAAATGTCATTTGTAAATTAGCTCTATTTTCAGATGTTGCTTTATTAGTTTTATCAAACTCTGCTTGTTCTTCTGCGTCTAGTCTTTCATATTCTCTCATAGCGGGTCGTTGATAGTTGACTGCTACATCACCACTAGCTTGTGCAAAACTAGGGGCAAGTGCTTTGGCTCCTGCTTTAGCAGTTTCTAAATTTAAAGGCATTCTTCCAGCTCCTATATCTCTTAAAGTATCCATATTGCCTGTTAAATAATCTGAACCAACTGCTGAAATATTTTTTCCTAAATCACTTGCTTTAGTTAATAAACTTCTATCTGCTAATGTTTGTGCTTGACTAGCAGTTAAAGGTCCTTGTTCTGCTCCTGAACCAAACGTAGCTGAATCTCTTAAATTACTTGCTGTATTAGTTCCGCTCAAAGCACCTTGTGCTCCAGATAATATCCCTGATAATTGATTAAGATCTTCAAAGTTTGCTTCGGGATCAGCCATTGCTTGAGTAAGCATGTTAGCTGCATACATTTTAGCAAATCCACCAGCACCACCCATTGCTCCAAGAACACCAGAACCTGGTAAAAACATAGTAGCGTAAGGAAGTAAGGGTCTTAACTCATTAGGTAATAATTTATCACTAACCTTTTGAAAAGGTTTCATTACCTTGTTAGCTACTTTTTTAAATGGTTTGGTTACTGGACTAAAAAATCCCATAGTTTCTCTTTACTTTTTAATTGGTTTGTGAAAAGCAAGTTTGCAAAACTTGTATATATGCAATTGTAACATAATTTACTAGAGTTTTTGTGTCTAGTCAATCTAGAATATATTACTTTTAGCACCCAAAGGTATACTTTCTACAGTAAGTTTTACATCTCTACGTATGTGTTCTGCCTTAGTATCAGTATCTTTGTTTTGTACATCAGCTAACGCCTCTGCATCAGAAAAATATTCTTGTCCTGTTTCTGTGTTAGTTAAAGTTACCTCACACTCAGGTGTAATTATTGGTACTTTTTTACCATCAATTATTTCATATCTAACTGATGCTTTTGTTTCTATAAATGACATTATCTGTCCTCCCTATTAATTTCTAGTATAGATGATATTACAAACAACTCATTAGCATCCCCTGCTTGAACTTTCAATACTTCACTTTCCTGCATAATTAAAGGCTCATCTAATATTTGAACAGTTGCTAAAGCTGCAATAGTTTTTGTTTTAGCAATATTAAATATTGCTCCTGAAGCATTTACTAAACTAATAGTAATGTTAGTTCCACTGTTAGCATCTTCTGTTACTAAAATAGATTTAACAATTGCTCTAGAGTTAGAAGGCACTGTATATAAAACTGTTAAATCAGTTGTAGTTAAATCTACTTTTGCATTTTTATAAATATTTGCCATTAGCCTAATCCATACCAAGTGTATCGTTCTTGGTCCTCTTTTAATTGTGTTAAGTATGTAGAGTTTAATTGTTCTATAACTGTAGCTATAGCTCTATTAATTTGTCTTTGATTATCTTCTGTATATTCTTCTTTAGGTTCTGGTAATCTTACTACTATTTTTGTCATTATCTTCTACCATCTGGTTGAAGGTCTACTTGAAAAGTTCCAAATCTCCAAGACTCACCAGCTCCTGTATTTTCTAATTTTAAATTTGCATATCTACCTCTAGCACGTGTGTCTATATGTGTTGTAGAGGAAGTAACTATAAAAGGACTTAAAGGTGAATTAGTTTCTTCACTAGAAGGATAATCTTTAATTCTTACTGTAATATTATTACTACCTGTCAATACTTTAAAGTTAGGTAAAAATCTTCTCATAGCTAAAAATACTTCACTCTGATCTGCTTGTAAAGAAAAACTAAATGATTGTATAAAAGAAGTTAAAGTAGTTGTAGTTCCATTAGGATTAATTTGATCATTTCCTACTTCATGTTCAAAAAATACACTTTGACCTAATCCTGATTCACCTATTACTGTAGGAAATGTACCAGTCTGATCACTATTAAAAGCGGTAGCGTATGGTTTTGGATAAATTAAAGAATCAATCCAAGCTGTTCTTATAGAATTTTCATTAACACTTGTATACCAATTACCCATAGGAACTTTTTGTGATTCTCCATAATTATAAGTAACAGATCTATTATTAAAATCAGCACCTTGAGTTGGATACCACCAAGTTACTTCTGTAAATAGATTATTAATACCTGCATTAATTTGTTGACCTTTAGTAGTTGCACAATCATCATAAACATAATCTTCAACACTACAAGGTAATGAATTTACAGTACCATCAAATGCAAAAAAACCATTGTTAGACATCCAATACGCAACACCATCTATTTCAATAGCTGCATTCATACCTATTAATCCACAGTTTGTACCTACTTGTTCAAAACCAAATGTAAATGGAGCTCCTACAAATTTCATTGTGTACAATGCATTATCAGTCCACACTAGAATATTTTCTTTCGCGGTCAACGCTCCCATAATCTTTGTACCATCTTGCAATCTTTGTGATCCAGCTGAGTTAGTTGCTTCAATATCATATTCATTGATAGACTCTGCATCAGAAAAACGAATAAACATATCGTCTTGTGTGCTAGGTGTACCAATAGTTGTTTCAGTTCCAAAATGAATTAAGTGTCTGGTAGTAGGTGAAATTAAAGTTTGTCTTGTAGCAGTTGGGTTTCCAACACCTGTTGCAATAGCTGTTTCAAATCCTGATGTTGTTGTAGAGGCTCTTGTTGTTGCACCCAAAGTTGTAGATAAAGTAGCTGTAGCAGAATTAAAAGTAAAAGTTTTTCCATTAAAGACATTTGCAACTAATACTTGACCAAAATTATTTAAAGACCATATTCCAGGTTCCAGTGTAACAGTAGATGCTTCAACCGCATCACCCCAACCTGTATAATCTGTAGCATTAGTAACTACTGCAGAATTATTATGTGCTGCGGCAGTTGTACCTAAAGCTCCTCTTGTTGCGCCTGTAAAAGTATTTGTGCCTTTACCTGTATAAGTAATTAATTCTGAACCTATAGCTAAAGTACCAACTGTTGGAAAACCTGTGTTAGATGTAACTGGAATAGTTGTTACACTATTATTTATTCCAGAAGATAAAGTATTTGTTAAAGCTCCTGCAACAGTTCCTCCCCATTGTCCGATACCAAAACCATAACCATAAGATTGTGCAGCTGGACCTATTCTTTCATAGGGTTGAACAGTTAATGACCCACCCGTTGATATTATTGCAGTTGCTTGGTTTAAAGAATTAATTGTAAATGTTGTAGGACTTGGAACTGATAATACTTGAAATAGTTGATCTTCAAATTGTGTAGCATTTAATCCAGTTCCACTAGGTAATGTTACAGAATCTAATTGAACTATATCTCCTTCCAATAAATCATGATCTGACGTAGTTGTAATAGTACAAAGTTTTGTAGTGGTACTATTAGTTGCTAATGTAGAAGATGTAAAAGTAGTTTGAACACCAGCATTATTACTTTTGTAAGGTGTTATATCAAAAAGTTGTCCTTCAAAATATATAAGTAAAAATTTGTCAGTTCCTATTGCTGTGTATCTGTTTCCTTCTAAGTCAACAAAAGAATGTAGTTTTCTAGCAACACCAACTATACTTTGATTAAGTAAAGATTGCCAACCACCTACTTTTTCTGGAAGGCCATATCTAAATCTAACATTATCTGAATCTACCCAACGTCCTTCAGCACCAACACTAGTATCTTGCTTGTCAATTCCTGGAGCAAATTTAATTTTAGTAAGCATTTATTACCTCTACGCTGTATTAGTTTTATATGCCCAACCCCTTGTTGAATCAACATATACTAAAGTTATTGCCTGACCATTAGTGGATAGTGATAAATTATTTGTACCAGAATTAATAGGTTGACCGTTTCTTTCAACAGTAACTGCATTAGATGCGAAAGTTCCTCTTGCATCTATTATAACAATCTCACTACCGACAGCAGGTGAAGCAGGTAAAGTAATTGTTACTCCTGTTTGAGTTGTGTTTATTAAAAGTTGATCACCTGCAACTGCTGTATATGCAGTAATAGAAGATGATGTAATTGTAAAATATG